GTGACACCAAGACCTACAAGGTCAAGGAGCACGTCTACATGCGTGAATCAGCAGCACAGAACAAGGTCAGGCAGCTTATGCGTACACCTGACATTGAGTTCACTCTTTGTAATCACGAAGCAATCCACCACCTTACTTGCGAGGCTCCTGACAATGACAACTAAAGTTTACTATCGCCGTTTGCACCAACTGTGTGCACAACTGCAGAATCATCCACACCGTGATGAGATCCTTGAGCTTGCTATGGAGCAGCTCGCAGATGACAACGACACTGTAGACTTTGCCGAGGTGGCTCGCTAGCTCGCCTATGCCAACACCTGCTCAAATTGAGGAACAAGTTAACCTTGAGCGTGAACAGATACGCCAAGGACTCAAGGCTCTCCGTGACAACACAAGGAAGCTAGAAGAGAAAGACTACGCTAGTGCTTCTGTCTATGGTGTAGCGTCAGTTCAAACACTGATTCCGCTTGTTGTTAAGCGGATCCAAGCTACATCTAACCGCATACATGAGGGTAAGACAGGCACAGCATTTGCAGAGATACGCATGTATCTAGCTGATGTTGAACCTGAGGTAGCAGCAGCTATCGCCAGTAAAGTTACCTTTGATAAGGTATTCTCTACTATCCCTTCCTCATCCAAGGTGCAGAATGTAGCAGATTCAATCGGCACTGCACTTGAGAATGAGTGCATGATGCGTCATTATGAACGCACTGTGCCTGGCTTGCTTAACGTACTGAAGGAGAACTATTGGCACAAGTCAATCGGTACTCATCAAAAGGTCAAGGTTATTTCTACCTTGATGAATCGGTATGATGTTGAGCACTGGCAATCATGGGGCAAAGCTAACCGAGTAAAGCTTGGTGGTTGGTTACTTGATTGCATCTGCGAAGGCACCAACTGGTTCATGCGTGACATACGTCGGGAAGGACGCAAGACACATCAGTACATTGTACCTACCCCTGATTTCTTGGACATCAAGGACGAGGTAGTAGCTACAGCTGAGCTGTTCAGTCCTATGACTTGGCCTATGCTCATCCCTCCTAATGATTGGAGCATCACACAACCTGGCGGATACCTGCTAAACGAAGTGATGCGTGGGCATGACATGGTGCGGCGGGGCGGTCCGTCACTTATACAGGGAGAAACACCGATCAAGTTTCTGAACAAGATTCAGAAGGTCGCCTACCGTATTAATCCGTTTATTACTGAGGTTGCAGAAACCTTAATGAGTAAACAGATAGAGGTAGGTAAGTTTGTCCCTATTATTGAACTTCCCTTACCGCCTAAACCGGTAGACATTGCGGAGAATAAAGAAAGTAGAAAAGATTACAGAAGAAGAGCAGCTGAGATTATGAACATTAATGCACAGGCTTTTCAACGATCATGCCGTACACGTATGACGATGAATGCAGTGCAGGTGTTTAAAGATCGAGAGCAGTTCTACATTCCGTGGTCTTTTGATTACAGAGGTAGAGCATACCCTATCCCTGCTTTTCTTACACCGCAAGACACAGACTTTGGCAAGTCATTGTTAAAGTTTCATGATGGGTCTTTCGTTGATGACTATGCCTGTGATTGGTTAGCTTTCCAGGTCGCTACAACGTATGGTCTAGATAAAGCACCCATGGCTGAGCGATTAGCATGGACGCTAGAGAATCATCAACTCATCACACTCATCGCCACTGATCCTATCTCTAACCTTCATGAATGGGAGGGTGTCGATGAACCTTGGCAGTTCTTAGCTGCATGTGAGGAGTACTATCATTGCTGCATTAAGTGTGATCGTTCTCATACCTCACTGATGGTAGCTACACATGCAGTGGTCTTCAGATCCTTGCAGGATTAGCCAGGGACGCCTCTACAGCACGGCTCGTTAACGTTCTGCCATCCGATAAACCTCAGGACGCTTACAAGGTCGTTGCAGAGGCTGCTACGCCTAACTGTCCCGAATCCATACAACCTTACATGGACAGGAAGACAGTTAAGCGTGTAGTCATGACCGTTCCTTACAATGCTAAACCGTACTCAAACAGGACGTACATCAGTGACGCCTTGAAGGAGAAAGGTTTAACGTATGCCAAAGAAGACACAGACAAACATGCAATTCAAACTGATGTTTGGTCTAAAGGCGGACGGTTCTACACCAAATCCGATCTAACTCAAACAGTTAAGGCGGTCAGGGACGCAATGGAAGTTGTAGTTCCTGGTCCAATGGCTGTGATGACATGGATCGAAAGTGAGGTAGCTGAGGCTATCAAACGTGGTGCAACTGAGTTAACATGGACAACACCTTCTGGGTTTGTCGTTACTCAACGTCTGATGAAACCAGAGATACAACGTATTGAGTTACAGTTGCTTGGCACTTGTAACCTACGTGTTGCTGTTGGTGACTCTGACCAGGTTGACTTACTGCATCACAAGAATGCAACAGCTCCTAACCTTATCCATTCGCTCGATGCCAGCCTGATACACTTATCGGCGCTGCGCTTCGATGCACCCATTGCACTTATCCATGACTCTGTGTTATGCAGAGCCACGGACATGTCCACGCTATCTACCATGGTACGTGAGACATACATGCACCTGTTCGCAGAGCATGACTTTCTTCATGACTTCGCATCTCAAATAGGTGCGGAGACTGACCCACCGATTGTAGGCGACCTTAAGCCTGAGTCGGTTATCGAATCCACCTACTTTTTCTGTTAATGGCACAAACCATCCACAAGACCGAACAGCCTGTTGTCCTTGAAGGGTTCCAAGCTGTACTGAAGCCTGGCAAGTTTGGTTACAAACTGTCTGCGCTGCTCGATCAAGACACTATCAACACGCTTGAAGATGAGCGTACTGAACTGCTCAAGTGGGCAGAATCCAAACTGAAGAATCCCAAGCGTTCCACCCTCAAGCCTGAGCCTTGGGAAGAAGTGAAGGACGGACAGTATCAAGTCCGCTTCAGTTGGAATGATGAGACCCGTCCTCCCGTTGTTGATACGGAAGGCAAGGTCATTACTGATGAAGATACCCCGCTGTATGGTGGATCGAAAGTCAAGCTTGCATTCCGTCAGAAGCCATACATCCTCAAGGACGGTGTGACCTATGGCACTAGCCTGAAGCTTGCTGGTGTACAGGTGATTGCACTCAATACGTCCGCTGGTGTAGACACTGGTGATCTGGATGATGCATCCGTGGCTGAGTTGTTTGGTAAGACTGCTGGTTTCAAGGCAGCCGACCCTAATGTGACTCCTTCTGCTGATGTAACGGAGGACGACGACTTCTGATGTTTAGATCAGGCTTAGAGGGTAAGGTCGCTGACCTTCTCTCTAGCTTGAAAGTTAAATACGAATACGAATCACGCAAACTCGCATACATTCTTGAATGCAACTACATCCCAGACTTTCTTTTGCCGAATGGTATCTTTCTAGAAGTGAAAGGACGCCTGACAAGCGAGGATCGCCGCAAGATGATCGCAGTGAAGAAGAGCAATCCCGACTTAGATATTCGGTTCGTCTTTCAAGCACCCTTTAACAAGATCTACAAAGGGTCCAAAACCACCTATGCGAAGTGGTGCGAGAAGCACGGCTTTCCATGGACTTCATACCAATCCATCCCAATCTCATGGCTAACCTAAAGTACGGCTCAGTTGAGTTCTATTGTGAGCATTTCAGTGACTTGCTTGCTGATGTTGACGGTGAAGAACCTGCTACTGCTGACAACATCATTCAAGGGTTTCTGACTTCTGTTGACGAATGGTTTGATTATCACGAACGACAAGCTAATGCATACGCACAACTCCGACAGCGAGTTCGTGAGGCACTTGCCGTGTAACAATTGTGGCTCATCAGATGCAAACTCTTTGTATTCTGATGGGCATACTTTTTGCTTTTCGTGCAATTCGTACGATCACACCGAAGAAGTTGTTCACACTCACAAAATGTCCACCAATGTACAGTTACGCGGATCAGCCGAGCGGCTGCAAAAACGACGTATCTCAGAAAAAGTCTGTCAACAATACCGAATCCACAAAGACGGTGACGTTTTACGCTTCCATTATTTCAGCGAGTCTGGAGTACTTGAAGGCTGTAAAGTAAAGACTAAAGACAAAGTATTCACTTACGAAGGCAATGTCCCCGGAACACTCTTTGGACAACATTTGTTTCCCGCCACTGGAAAACGAGTTGTCATTACAGAAGGCGAACTCGATGCAGCTTCATGTCAAGAAGCTATGCCGGGTTGGCCGATGGTATCGTTACCTAGCGGTGCCGCTTCGGCCAAGAAGTCGATTCAACGGGTTATCCCCTGGCTCCAGGGTTATGAGGAGATTGTCCTGTTCTTCGACAATGACGAGGCAGGCCGTAAGGCGACGGAGGAAGCAGCAAGCGTACTCCCACCTGG